TCACTGACCTCCGCCGCTCAGCAGCGCATCGAACCGCTGTCTCTGCGCCGGTGTCATCCGCTGGGCATACTTCTCCACCAGCGCCTGCGCCAGATCGCCGTTGCCCTTTTTCAGATAGTTGCGCACCGCCCGCTGTAAGCTCTCCGCCGCCGTGGAGCTGAGGCTTTCACCCCTGCCGCCGTCCTCGCCGCTGTCCACCAGCCGCACACCGGAGGACGACAGCTTCTTCTCCTGCTCCGCTTTGTCCTCGAAGTGGTTCAGCAGCGCCTGATACATCCTCTGATCCCTGTCCCCTGCGCTCTCATACTCGTCCTGCGCCGCCGCCAGCAGCTTCTCCCACTCCTTGCGGCCGTCCTGCCAGCGCTGGTACTCGTTCTTCTCCTGCTGGGTCAGCAGATCGTACTGTGTCTCCAACGCCTGCCCCTCCTGACGGTACTCCGCCAACGCAGCCTGCCGCAGCTCCGGCACCAGCGCCGCCAGCTCCTGCAAATACCCATTGTACGCCTGCTGCCCCGCCGTCTGCGCATAGCTGGAGCCATACCCGCCGGTCAGCGCCGCCGCCTTGCCCAGCGTGTCCTCCATGGCCGCCGCACCCCGGGCGGCGTACAGCTTCGCGTACCGCTGATAGTCCTCGTCCTCCTCCGGATCGTACTCGAACGCCTTGCGCCCGGCGATCTGGTCATACAGCGCCTGCAGCTTCTCGCTGAACCCGGACTCATACCCCTCCGGCTCCAGCGCCGCCACGCTGTCCCTGTACTCTCTGGCCGACGCCACCTCATCCGAGGGCGTATAGCCCTTCTCCAGCTCCTGCAAGCGGCGCGCCGTGCTTTCCGTCACCTCCGCGCGTGGTCTGGCTGCCTCCGCAGCCGCTGCATCCAGCGCCGCCTGCTCCTCTGCCGTGGGCGATGCCAGCAGGCTTCCCCACGTCTCGTCACCGGCGATGCCGTCCACCATGCGCAGCCCGTTCTTCTTCTGATAGTCCCGCACGGCGGCTCTTGTTTTCTTGCCAAAGATACCGTCCTCGTCCAGGCTGTACCCTCTCCTGTTCAGCTCGCTCTGCAGCTGCTTCACCGCGCCGCCCTGGGAGCCGTAAGCCACCATCGTATATGTGGATGCCATTTCTCGTCCTCTCCTTCCCCTTCTCAGGATGTGCGCCGCCAGCCGTACACGCCGGCGATGCCCGTCTCCACGCTCTCCCATGTCAGGCCGTCCGCCGTCTCCGGCGGTGCGGCGCTGTCCGTCAGCCGCACGCTGCCCACCGGATACGCCAGCGCCTCCACCGTCTCTCCGTTCACCGTCAGCGCTCCCGACACAGCCACATCTCCGTAAAACACCGCCGGCCACGCGCACTCCAGCCGCTCTCCCTCGCTGTATTTACCGAAGGCCGCGCCCTTACCGCCGCTGCGCAGATGCATCGTCACCTGACTGGTGGACGCCGTATATCGCACCGTGCGCACGCCGCCCACCGCATCCACCGCGCTCAGCTCCACCTCATAGGACGCGGTGGGGCTCAGTCCGCCGCCCAGCAGCTGCTCCGCCCCGTTCAGCAGCTCCGTATAGCCGCTCCACTGGCCGCCCATAGGCCGCATCCGTGCCCGCACCTGCACGCTGTTGTGTCCCTGCACCTCCGAGCAGGACGCCGCGCACCGCACCTTCAGATACGCCCCGTCGTCCTTCTCCGTGCCGTCCGCGCCGCACCGTACCACCCCGGACGCGGTGATGACCGGCGTGTGGTACTCGCACACCGTCACCGGCGTGCCCGATACCGTCGTGGTGCGCCCGCGGCTGTCCGTCACCGTGACCACCGGCGTCAGCATCCCGCTGATGCCCACCGCCCCGGTGGTGCCTGACGCGCCGGTGATCTCCTGCCCCGCGAACCGGAACCGGTACTCCTGCACGGACGCGCCGCCCATGGCCGTGGCCTCCGCCGTGTACTGCATCCGGCTCACGCCCTGCAAGCACACGCCCCAGCCCTGCACCGCCGCATTGTCGTTGACCACCGCCGTCTCCAGCGTCACCTCCGGCCGCATAGTCTCCGGCACGTATGCGGTAAACGGCGCGCTGAGGCTTCCCACCAGCGTTCCGCCGCTGTACACCTGCATGGTCACAGTGCCGGTGCCCCAGGTGCTCTCCGGCAGCTGCTGTGCCAGCGCCTCCGGCACCGTCCACTGATACACCACCCGTCCGCTGCTGCTGTTCACCGTTTTCAGATCACCGGCGGCGATACTCCCGCCTGCGCTGCCAAGCGCATAGCGGAACGCGAAGCTATACCCGTACCCCGGCCTTGTCACCGTCAGCGTCCCCGCCTGCCCGATGACCGCGTCACCCGCCGTCAGGGTGAAATCCCCGATGGACTCCACCCGCTCCACCGGCAGTGCATAGCCGTAGCTGTCGTCTCTGGTAGAGCCGGAGCCGCTGTACAGCCGGATGCTCAGCGGTGCGCTGCCCACAGCGCCCGCCGCCGTCACCCAGCCGCTGTCATACTCGATGCTGCCGCTCCACCGGCTGGGGGATGCCTGCTTCAGCGTGTATCCGCTGTCCACACAGTCCCCGTCCACATACACCGTCAGATAGATGGGATACCCGAAGTAGGACGCCCCCGTCAGCGGTGCCACCGTCACATAGATGCGGTACTGCATGTCCCCGCCGGAGCGTCTGCTGTCGTACCCGAAGCTCACGCCGATTTTGGGCGTACCGCCCCACTGGATGCTGTCCAGCTCCGTATAGCTCATTCACTCACCCTCCGATCCATCGGAAGGCCAGTCCGCCCTCCGCTGCTTCCACGCTCCACTGTCCCACGGCGATGGCGCCCAGCACCGTGATGTTGGTGATGTACAGCCGGTTGTTGGACACATAGGCCACCTCCGTGGCGTCCTGCCAGAAGGACAGCCGCGACGCGGTGAACACCGCCCGGAAATTGCTCTGCTCCACCACCCGCTGCCCGTCGATCTCCCGGCACGTCAGATCCTGACCCACCGCCACGCCGTACACCGGCACCGCCCCGTCATAGTACACGATGCCCGTCCGGATGTACCCCTCCGTGTCCACCTTGTAGTGGGAAAAGGCGGCGTCCACCTTCTCCACATTGGCCTGCAGGTCGGAAAAAAAGCTGTAATACTGGGTCATGGCCTGGGGATTGGCCTCCAGATACGCGCTGAGCTTCGCCACATAGCTGCCGAAGTCCGAGCTCGCCACATACTCCTCCTTCAGCCTCGCCGTCAGCTCCTCCGTGGTCTTTTCCACCTGCTCCGCCGTTTTCAGTATCATGCTCCGCAGCGTGTCGTACTGCTCCTCTGCCGCCCGCGCCGCCTCCTGTGCCTGCTCGCTGTACGCCCCGGCCTGCCGCCGGGCGGACTCCGCGCCCGCCCCGCTGCCCAGCTCCTCCAGCTGCCCCAGCGCCAGATTCAGCTGCTGCGCCATCTGCACCAGATACGAATACTGCTGCGCCGCCTGCTCCTGCACCGTCCCCGCCGGTGCCGCAGGCAGGGGAAGCGTCATCATTCCACGTCACTCCCCTTCTCATACACCGCCGCCGCGCTGTACACCCGGCACCGGCCAAGCCCCATCAGCTTCAGCCGCAGGTGTCCGCACCGTCTGGGACGCAGCTGCATCACCGCGCCCCTGGTCTGCTCCGCCGTCCCGGTAACAGTCCCCACCTGTTCCCACGTCTCGCCGTTGTCATACCGCACGAACGCCTTTACCACGGCGCCCTCCTCCAGCTTCATCCGCAGCTCCAGCCGCGCCAGATACTTGTGCTCCGGCGTATACAGCCCCAGATCGCCGCTTTCGGTGCTCCACACCACGTTCGTCTCCTTTGTGCCCACCTCACCGGCGGTGTCCAGCAGCCGCCCGTCCCTGCACAGCAGCAGCATCACGCCGTCCTGCCGCACAAAGTCCATCACCTCCACGGTGTCCTGCCGGTGCCACAGCTTTCTCTGCGTATCGTACACCAGCAGCTCCGTGGTACCGGCGGCCTCCTTTGCCGCCAGCCAGTAGCGTCCGCTCTCGCCACCGCCCACGCCGCCGATATACCTCTTGTCGCCCAGCGCCCGGGACACGCACACCGGCATGCTCCCGTCAAAGGCGTACACCCCGTCATTCCCCAGGTAATACACCACGCCGTCCGACACGGCCACCGTTCTCTCCGCGCCCCGGCGCACACCGCTGCACGGCACCGTCACGATCTGGTGCCCGCCGCCCGCCGCCGGATAGATGCGCTCCATGCAGTTCTCCTTGAAGAACACCACGCCGCCCATGCAGGCCGCCGCCCCGGTGAACGCACCGTCCGAGCCTCTGGCCGCCGCATAGCTGTCCGTGCTCAGTCCCGCAAAGCTGTTCCAGTTGCGGAAGTCCCCCAGCGCACAGGCGTACACCTCGTTCACCGCCTGCCCGTCCACGATGCCGTACTTGCACCCCCACAGCCGGTTTCCCTGCTCCACCACGAAGTCCATCTCCGGGATGGTACGCATCACCGTCACCGCCGCCGTCTGGCTGTCCAACGCCCGGCACATGGCCGGTATCAGCACCCAGTCATCCGCTGCCGCCTTCAGCACATGCAGTCCGTTCAGCTCCAGCGCACCGCAGCCGGACACCGTCACGCCGTCCCCGGCCTGAAAGCCCCTGCCCAGCCCCGTGGCGGCGATCTTCGTGCACACACCCGTCACCTCCACCCAGCTGCCGCCGTCATAGCGCCGCAGCACCGTCACCCGGCGATCCGTATCCATCCACAGATCCCCCGTGCCCGGCTCCTTGGGCGCGTAGGTACCTGTCACATAGCTGCCCACGCTCTCTCCGTTCTCATAGCACAGCGTGAACGTCACCTCCCCCGTGGAGGTCTGTATGTTCTCCATGCTGCCGTACTCCGTCAGCTTCTGGGTGTTGATGTACTTCTTATCCGGGAAGATCAGCAGATACGCGCCCATGCTCACCAGCTGCTTGTCGCTGTCGCTGAGCACCAGCTCCGTCTTTGCCCCGTTCACATACAGCGCCGTGCCGTCCACCCAGAACAGCCCGTCCTTTTCCACGATGCCGTGGGGCTTCGTCAGCTGCCGCATCACGCCCCGCCGGGGTCTTGTCTCCAGCGCCGGATATCCGCCGCTCCACATATTCTCCATGTTCTCCGCGCAGCCCGCGCCGTGTCCCACCCGGCGATCCAGCCCGCCGAACTGCTCCACGGCGGCTCTCTGCTGCGCCTGCGCCTTCAGCTTGGGAAAATACATCCTCCCCGCCTCCCTTCAGCACAGCCGCAGCACCGGGCACGCCGGCGGTGTCTCCGTTCTGGCGCAGTAGTCCCGGTAGGTGAGAAAGGCGTTGTTCCACAGGCTCCCGGCGCTGTTGTACCGCGCCGTCTCCCCGTTGGCATAGTGGATCTGTGCCTCCACATAGTGTCGGTACATCTCGTCGTAGGGTACCGGTGCCGTCAGCACCGTCGTCTCCGTCATGTCGGGCAGCTCCCCTGTCTGATGCCCGATCTCCCGCAGCACAAAGCCCTCCGCCTGCGCCAGCCACCGCAGCTTCTCCCCACGCTCATACCCGTTGGGTGCCAGCGCGTCCACCCGATCCAGCACCTGCTTTGCCGTCACCTTCGCCATAGCCGCCACCTCAGGAAGCGCGCTCGTCCACGTAGCGCCGTGCCTCCTCCGCCATCATGCGGGCGTTCTCCAGCACCTCCGCCACGCACTCCGGCACGCGCACCTCCACGCCGCGCATGATCTTCCAGCTGCGCCCGTTCACCGACACGATGACAAAGTTCTCCTCCTGCTTTCTGCCTCGCGGCAGCATGACCGTCACCATTTTCTCCTTCATCTCGCCCTTCTCCTTTCCTCATATAAAACCTCTTCCCTGCGTCCCGCTCCGCACGACCTCCGCACCCTGTAGGGCGGGGCCCATGTGCCCCGCCGCACACTGGCGTGGGGATCCGTCCGCCCGTCCTGTAGGGGACGGCGTCCCCGACGTCCCGTCGTAGGTGGCTGCGTCCCTTTGTAGGGGCGGACGACTCTGTCCGCCCCGCATGACCGCCGCACCCCTGACGTACCCCGCGTCCGCAGGCGCGGAACCCCCTCTTTTTTGCCTCCGGCGGGTGACTTTTGTCAGCAGCGACAAAAGTCACCAAAAACGCCGCTTGAAACTGCGTTTCAAGACTTCCTCACGCGCGTCGGCTATGATTTCGCGCTGACCTGTCCCACACGCAACCGGTTTTCCGGTTTTTCCGGTTCAAAGGATTGTGCCTCCACAGCTTTCCGCGATGCGCTGTCGCGCGACGCTGCCCCCTGCCGCGGTGGGTGCCTTGGTGCTCTACCGCGCGGGTACCGGCAGATATTCTATCACGGCGGACGACTCCGTCCGCTCCGCACGACCTCCGCACCCTGTAGGGCGGGGCCCATGTGCCCCGCCGCACACTGGCGTGGGAATCCGCACCCCCTGCCCGCAGGGGCGGACAACTCGCCCGCCCCTGCTTCACGCTCTGTCAGTTGGCCTTGTCCTCGTCGGAATAGCTGCTGCCGCACTCCACGCGCACCATGTACTCATCGTACAGGATGGCCGCAGCGTGGATGCCCTTCCAGCCCACACTGGAGCGCTGATCCAGCGGGTCGGCGGTGCCGGAGCTGCCGCGGGGCTTCACGATGACCTCCGTGCCCTCGCTGAGATCCACCACGCCGTAAGCGCCCTTGCCGATGAACAGGCAGCCATACACGGCGCAGCCGTTCTTGCCGCCCTCGCCGGGATAGATGGCGTCGCCCTCCGCCGCTGTCACCTCGGTGTCCAGCACCAGCTTGGCGGTGGTGTTGCTGATGACCTTGCAGCGGCTGCCGCCGATCATCACATAGCGGCCTGCCAGCGCATTGGCTGCCACGGTGCCGCCCTGGAAGCCCACCTCCGCGGCGCTCACCGTGTTGCCCTTCACCTTCAGGCTGCGGACATCGCCGGCCAGATTCTCACCGCGGTAGATCTTGGCCTCCGTGGTCTCCACAAAGCGCACACCGTGCAGCTCGCCGATCTCGCCGGAGAACAGCTCCGTGGCGGCGGCGTACTGATGGGCGGCGATCCATGCCTCGTCCTGGCGCAGGTCGAAGGCCACACTGGGGTGGATGATGCACACATACTTGCCGTCAAAGGTGGGCGCGTTCATCTTCTTCAGCTGGGTCGCGGCCTTGGCCACCAGCTCACTGGTCATGCGGCAGTCCTTGTCCAGTGCCGTGCGGCTGGTGATCTCCGTCTTGGCGCCGTTGGCGCCCAGCTTGGGCGCATAGATCACCTGCTTGCCCTGCTGGATCTCGTTTCTGGTCACGGTGTCCAGGGTCAGGCCCATGTTGCTGCCGTGACGGTCGGTGATCTCCAGCACCACGTCGTCGATGGCCGTCAGATCCAGCATGTCGGACACGGTGGTGTAGTCGCCGTACTGCGCCAGCTCCTTGGTGATGTAGCTGACGGAGATGCCGCTGCCATCGGGGGTCACGCCCTCGGTCAGGGGCTTGAGCGCCTTGTCAAAGGCGCCGAACTTACGCCACTCCACCGTCTTGCCGCCGCCGGCAGGCAAACCCTTGGTGGCCGCGAACTGGTTGTGTACCAGCTGCGGCTTGGCGTTCTCCAGCAGCTCCATGCCGTAATAGGTCTTCATTTCCGCGCTCAGACCGCCCGTGGTCTGGGTATTGGCCTCCGCAAACATCTGCAAATTCATCTTCATATTCCTTTCTCCCTTCCTTTTTTTACTGTGTTGTTGTTTCCTGTCCGCCCCGCATGACCGCTGCGCCCCTGACGTCCCCCACGTCCGCAAGCGCGGAACCCCCTTTTTTGCCTCCGGCGGGTGACTTTTGTCAGCAGCGACAAAAGTCACCAAAAACGCCGCTTGAAACTGCGTTTCAAGACTTCCTCACGCGCGGCGGCTATGATTTCGCGCTAATCTGTCCCACGCGCAACCGGTTTTCTGGTTTTTTCCGGTTCAAAGGATTGTGCCTCCACAGCTTTCCGCGATGCGCTGTCGCGCGACGCTGCCCCCTGCCGCGGCAGGTGCCTTGGTGCTCTACCGCGCGGGTACCGGCAGATATTCCATCACGACGGGCGACTCTGTCCGCCCCACATGACCGCCGTGCCCCGTAGGGCGGGGCCCATGTGCCCCGCCGCACACTGGCGTGGGAATCCGCCCTAAAAAAGGAAAACGGATTGCCGCGTCGCTTCGCTCCTCGCAATGACAAGGCGTGTAGGGGACGGCGTCCCCGACGTCCCGTCGTAGGGTCGCACGACTCTGTCCGCCCCGCATGACCGTTGCGTCCCTGACGTCCCCCACGTCCGCAAGCGCGGAACCCCCTTTTTTTTTGCCTCCGGCGGGTGACTTTTGTCAGCAGCGACAA